GTCCTCGCCCTTCTCAAACCACTCAACGAACTTCTTGCACTCGAAGATGCTGCCCGTACACCCAATGATTCCCCTGCTCGTCCGGTACAACTTCTTCACGTTGTACTTTACGTACCCCCCGTTAGCTTGGGAGTCGCTGGCCATCATCTCCCGGTTTGCTGCTATCGTCGTCATCGCGCTCCCTCTCGATCTCCTTGCGCAGCATCTCGCGGATGCGCTCAACTCTCTTCTCGGTTTCCTCGTCGGTTTGTGAGGTGTCGGTCCCGTTTCCCTCGTTGTTCTCGTCGGGGTTGTCCGACTCGCCGCCGTCGGGATTGGAGTTCTGGTCGCCCGTGTTGCCCGTGACGTTCGGCTCGTTCTCCGCGGCCAGCACGTTGGGCACGGAACGGCTGCTGGCCGGCAGGAAGCCGACGTCCAGACCTTCCAACTCGTCGTCATAGAATCCCAACCGCAGTCGGCGGTTGATGGCCTTGAGGGGGACGCCGTTGCGGGCGATTAGGGTCACCGACTTGGCCTTGTCGTGGAAGATATCCTGCAGGGCGTCTACGTTCATGGTGTCGTACCACACAAGCAGGTCGCCCCCGAACTCGGGCACCAGACTGCGGTTGAAGTTGGACTGCAGCCGGTCCATCCAGGGCAGGATCAGGGTCGTGTAGTGGCGTCGGTCTATTTCCTTCATGTCGGGGTTGCCCTGAATGATACCCGCGACTCGCGGGTCGACACCAAACACGGCACAGATGCCCTCGCGGGTCATCTTACGGCTCTCGATAAAATCCATCTCCACCGGGGTCAACGACAATTGATAGTACTTCGCGTTATTACCCATCAGCATCGGGGTACGGGCGTTGCCACGTCCGTAGTACTGCACGCGCATCTGCTCGCGCATGACCTCGAACTCGGTCTCGTCGATCTCGTCTTGGATGGCGAAGACCCCATCGGGGGCTGCACGGTTCTCCATCGACTGCCTCTGCCATTCGACCGAGGCCACGTCCATGTCTATGATGCGGGCCGCGGACTTCAGCACGCTGCCCCCCCAGTACAGGTCGTCGGGGTCGGGCAGCAGCATGTGTATGACGTCCTGAACCGGGATCTCCATCGGCTTTTGCTGGTCGGGCACTTCCATCTCGTAGTGCTTGATGAACTTCCTGCGGTCGGGCACGGGGTTGAAGTTATCGGGTGGCATGACCCACAACTCCAGCGGCGGCCCCTGCCCCGAGACGCCACGCCCACGCTTGGGGGCGCGCACCTTGGTCACGATGGTGTTGCCCCCGAGTAGCAGGTGCTGCGTCATGCGCTCGATCATGGTTTGCCGGTCGAGGAAGGGGTTCGGGTTTTCCAGAAGTTTCTCCAGCGGGTGGTCCGGCTCCGGCTCAAGGTAGTGGCTCTTGGTGACCATGGCCTTCTCGTTCATGGCGTGGTAGGAGTGGATGAAGGCGGAACGCTCCTCGGCGGGTATCGACTTCATCTCCCACACGAACCGCTTCTTGGCGTCGGGCGACGAGAAGCGGGACACGCGCCATGGGATGGTGGAGGCGGGGGAGGCGATGCGGTCCACGTTAATCTTGACCCACTCGTTCTGGTTGAACCCCTCCGAAACCCCCAATTTGGTGGTCCAGCGCCGGGGTAGCCGGGGCGTCCAGTTGCGCGAGGGTACCAGCACCCCGGCGGTCACGGACTTTGCGTTGTCTGGACCCACCCCCGCGGCGGACCTCGCGGCGTATCCTATTAAGTCTATAATTCCCATGCTTATGCCTCCCCGTTGGCGGGTACCGGCACCCTGGCCCAGCACACGTCGCACATCCACTTGTCTAACCCTACGGGTCCCCACCCGTACTTTTGCATCGCGTAATTATACGCGTCCATAAACGTCTTACCCTCGATCGTGCATTCTCCGCCACACTTCTCGCACTTGAACTTGACATAGACCGGTTGAGACTTCTTGCCCATGACTAGATCCTCGCGACCAGCAGCTTGCCCGACCGGCTGCCCCGGGCCTCACCCGCCAGTGCCGCCGCCACGATGGAGTCCGGCGTATGCTCGTTCCCGTACAGCATGTCCACGGTGAGGTACTTGTGTTCCTCGTACATGAACTTGATCATGGGGTACTCAAACTCCCCCGACTCGCAGTCGGCCACGTAACGGTTGAGCAGCCGATCGCGCTGCTTGATGTTCCTGAAGTCCACGCCCCTAGACGCCACCGTCATGTAGTCGTGGGGTACCGACCCCACGCCCGTGATGTCGTGAGCGTTCTTGCCCACGTACGCCTCGGTGCGCTCGTTGTGCTTGCCCACCATGTCCGGCCACTTGCGCCGACCCATTCTAATCCAGGCCGCGAGACGGTCGGGACCGCGGCGGTGTTTCTCCATGGTGTGGATCACGGTCCAGTCGTGGGACTTGGCCCAGTCCGTTCCCGTGTAGTACTCGCGCCCCTCCAGGGCTGGCGAGAGTATGATGTCCTGCCCCTCGGCCCCCTCGTAGAACCCGAGCTCGGGTCGGAACAGCATCTCCAGCACGTCCTCGCTGAATATGCGCCCCTCGGGGTTCGGTTCCTGTCCCTCGTACTCGGCAAACCACATGGCGGTGGGGATGCTGATCTTCTTCTCTTCGACCTCGTCGTCATCCAACCAGCCGCCGTTGGACTGCAGGTTCTCCCGGTAGCACCACTCGTACATCCCCCACCCGTTCAACTTCGCCCGACGCATGGCGTCAGACATGGTGCCGTCGACGTGCTGGTGGGTGGACGAGCAGACGGTGTGCGCCTTGATGCCGTGGGCGCTCATGGGCTGGCCCAAGGCGGAGTCGAAGATCCCCACGTCCATCTCGTCGATCTCGTCGAGACGTAGCCGCTGGGGGTGTGGTCCACGCACGGACGTGGCGGAGGCCATCAGGGCGCGAACCAGCGCCCCATTACTGAGGCGGAGTTCCCGCTTGTACGCCTCCATGATCATGTTGCGGGGCGCAAAGGGAGAGTCGAAGAACTGGCCCTTGGTGCGCGAGTGCGTGCCCGAGATGTACGCCTGAACGTTCTGCGACTGCTCGCCCGAGCCGCCGAGGATGTTCACGTTGGCACCGAGCGTCAGCGCCTCGGTCAGCGTCAGCAGCGCCAGCATGACCGTCTTGCCCCCGAACCCTCGCGACGCCTTCCATACGGCGATGGGATCGCGGGCGAAGTAGGCGTTGGCGAAGGCCGTGAAGGGCGCCACGTGATGCTCGCAGACCCTCTTTCGGGGTATGTCGAACCCCAGGTAGAGTTCCACCCAGTCGTGTAGCCAGTCATCATTTTGGGGCGCGACCGTACGGTAGTTACGAAGTGCCTTCTTCTTCTCCTCCGCCGGCAGCCCTCTTATATAGTTCTTCAGCAAGTTGTTCCTCTGACATCTTGTCCAACTCTTCCACCGGGGTCTTACCGTTGGAGTCGTCGGACAGGTACTTGGCCAGATCCAGCTGCACGCGCATCAGGTTGGACAATCCGGCCAACGTGATCTTGTCGGGGTCGATGGAGTCACCCTGCGCGAGGGTCGTCATCATCGCCTCAAGCGTGTTCTGGATGGTGAAGAAGTTCTCCTGCAGGTTGTCCCGTAGCCTCTCCACGTTGACGCCCTGACGCTGGGCCTCCTTCACGACGCCCTTCTCGTACGCCCCCCGCCGCTTCTTGGCCAGGTCGGCGTCCGCGGCCCGGGCACGTTCGGCCCACTTGAACTTGCGGCTCCACTGCTTGAAGGACGAGGACGGCTGGGCGCCCGACGCGTCGGGCGTGATCTCGATGTACTTTGTCCACGCGTTTTCTATAGTCCGGACACGCGGGTCGATGCTTAGGTAGCACTCAAACGCCTTGTACTGGCGCTCGTTCTCATCGTCCCACATGTCCCATGCATTTTTCGCCACATGCCCCTCCCCAAGGGTTAGATTCACATTGTAGTCGTAATGGCAACCTTGCACAACTTAGACCGTTGTCAACGGTATCCTCACCCCGTACAATGAGGTCATGAACGGGTTTACGGAGATAGACGAATCGCTGGGCTACTGGAGGTACGGAGAACTGTATCTCCCGTGGGAGATCGTGAGGGTACACCTGTTTCACCACGACTACTTCTGCGGGATGCACGACGGTACCTACTGGGGCGAATGGGACGTGTTCGTATGAGAGAAGCCAATGAACATCTAGGCTGGTGTCCACACTGCGGGCAGTCCACGTGGCACAGGCTGCGTTCTGAGGATGAGCAGGGCCGGGATCTCAACGCGATCGCAAACACCCTGTCCAACATCACGCTGAAGGAGTCGCTGGGCGAGCCATTGACCAAAACCGAGCAGAGGATCAAGGCATTCACCCTGAGCGCCTCGTCGCACTCGATGAACAACCGATACGGCACCTATATACGAGAGGACTTCGATGGAACCTAAGTACACCTTTGAGTTGGGCGTAAACCTGGAGACGGTGCAGTTCGGGGAGAGGTTCATCATCATAAACTCGCGGGCCATGGCCGCGGAGTACGCCGAGGTGGGAGACCTGTTCTCGGTGAAGATGCAGGACTCCGATGGGATCGAGATCGAGCTCTTCGGCTTCGTGACCTCTCCACCCGACAAGAAGACCGACGAGAACGGCGGGGACTCCTACTGGTTCGCGGGCACTAGGGTCAATAGTTGATGCGTCGAATATCCGTTCAGGAGGTCATTGATGCGTACAAGTCAACCGGGAGATACCCTATTTCGGGGGTCTTCCAGAACGACGACCGGGGGTGCTGTCCTGTCACCGCCTGCGCAAAGGCTTCTGGCGCAATGGTTGCGTACCATAGACTTAATAACCATAACTACATGGAACGGCTCGCAGAGAGTATGGGTTATTCCAAGGAATACCTCTTATCGTTCATCGACGGATACGACATGAAGGACTTCGACCCCGGTCGACACCTCAAGGAGGGCTACGACGATGGATTCAAGTGCCGTGAAGAGTTCCCCCCGCTGCGAGACTACTGATGCCTAAGCCAAACGGGGTGGAGTTGAAGTCAATGGTTATATCGCACAATAACAGCGAGCCGCCGCCGTGGGAAAACCGCAGGCTGGGTCCGGGAGACACGGCATACTGGGATGGCAAGGACTATCGGTGTAGTACTGATGGGGTCTGGTACCAGGTGTCGTGGGAGCCGCCGAAAAGCGCCAGAGCCGGAGACACCTGCTTTCACGATGACAAGATGTACATGTTCGACGGTGAGATGTGGTACGAGAGAAGTATGTGGAAGCAGTTCTGTGTGCATTGCGGGGAGGTGGAGGTCGACTTCGAGGGACAAATCTGCGACCCCTGCGCTCGCGAGAAGCAGACCGAACTCATGAAGAGAGAGGGCGTGGGGCACACCTGCGAGTACCACCGCCATGAGGACGGGGTAAAGTGTACCTGCCCCAACCCGCGGGGAATCCCTCTCAATCCGGTGTGCGTGGTCTGCGGGAAAGAGGGGTCTGAAACGGCAACCCGGGTCCATATGGAGAACCCCTACGACAACTACCACTCGCAGTGGTTCAACGTGTGCGAGAAGGGGAGGTGTCGTAGCACGCTGGGGGCACGCCCAGACGGCTACTTTTGCCAGCCGTCGACCGTGGCCTCGTACGTGGCTTCCCACACCAGCGACTCCAAGGTTGAGGAACAGCAGTATCTCGACCGCATCGGCAAGAGGCACTTCGATAAGAACGCCAAGGCGTCAATAGTTATCCCGCGGGATCTCCGCATAATGGGGTACACAGCCTTTGGGACCACACTGGCCATCGTTGTTCAGCACTTCTTCCTCTAGGAGGGACTGATGGGAGTATTCAAGAAAGACCGGTACCGGGAGGGGTCGCGGGTGCAGATCGTGTCCTCGCCCTACACGGAATCCCGGCACATCGTGGGGCTGGAGATGGTGATCGCCTCCCGTCCAAACGGCCTATCCGAGAAGGGCGTGCTGGAGGTTCGCATGCCCGAGGCGCCCCGGACGGAACGGTCGGAGTACGTGAGGCCCACAGAGGTGATCGAACTTGGAGATTAACGCCCTGATCGGCCCCGCGTGGATGAAGGACATGCCCGCCGTGGCACAACTAAGCGTTGATACCAGAACCCTGTTTCTGGGGTACCGCGGCAGCATCGCGCATGGTATGCATGTGCCCAGCACGGACCCCGACTCGATCGATGACATCGACCTGATGGGCGTGTTCATGGGAACCGAGGCCTACTATCTGGGCTTCGGCGGCAAGGACACTAGGGAAGTGACCGCCGAGTACCCCACGGGCTACTACGACGTGGTCTTCTACGAGTGGCGCAAGTTTATTCACCTGCTGCTCAAGAACAACCCCAACGTGCTGGGGATGCTGTGGCTGCCCGAGTACATGCACCACGTCACCTCTCCCTTGTGGGGAATACTGGTGCGTCACCGTGGGGTCTTCGCCTCCAAGTTGGCCTACAAGACTTTCGGCGGATACGCGCACGCGCAGATGAAGAAGATGACCCGTGCCCGCATCGACCCATCGACCAATCAGGAACTGCAGGCTATAGAGAAGGAGATACGTCGTCGCGAGGGCGCAATTACTACGGCAGAGGCGTCCAACCTCACGGGGTACACGCTGTCGCTATCGACGCAGCAACTCCGCGAGAGGGTGAACGAACTCCGCGGGTATCAGGGGTACATGGGACCCAAGCGCCGGGAACTGGTCGAGCGCCACGGGTACGACACCAAGAACGCGGCCCACCTGATCCGGCTGCTGAGGATGGGCTGCGAGTTCCTTGAGCGTGGCGACATGTATCTGGACCGTCGGGCCGAGGGCGACGCGGAGCAGCTTCTGGACATCAAGCGGGGCAATTGGTCCCTGCAGGACGTCCAGAGTCTCGCCAATACCCTGTTCATCGCGCTGGAGGCGGCCAGAAACGCCAGCCGCCTGCCCGAATTGCCAGACCGCGAGGCCGCGGAACGGCTCCTGATCGACGGCGTGAAGGAGGCCCATGGGTTTAATTGAACTCAACGAGTACCACGTGGCCTTCTGCGAGAACGTGGCCCAACACCGCAACCAGTACGAGAAGATCCACGGGCACGGCGTCAAGAACCCCAACATCCAGTCCGACGAGGGCAAGTCCTACCACACCCACCTGGTAGGCGTGATGGCCGAGATGGCGGTGAGCATCTACCTGACGGCTCCCCCCGACGAGATCACGTACCGTACGGACGGCAAAGGCGGTCGAAACTACGACCTGCTGGTCCGCGGTCAGCGCGTGGAGGTCAAGGCCACGGAGCGCACGGGAGCCTCCCGGCTGGTGGTCCCGAAGGGGCGTCTCAGGGAGGCCGACTACTTCTTTCTGGTCTACGTGAACGTCAAGGCGGCCTCGTGCATCATCCGGGGCTGGTGTACGTGGCAGGAGGTGCTGGACTTCGACGAAGAGGACAAGCCCGCGGCACTGGCGGGTAAGAACCTGTACACGGTACATGAAAATAACCTACACAAGGTGAGGATATAGGTGAAGATGGAAGAACACACGAACTTGCCGGTCAGTGAGAGAACTAAGACGACGCTGCGTGTGAGCGAGAAGTACGAGATCTCGGTGACAGGATCGCTCGATGGCGTGCTGATGGCCGCCGGACGCATCGTGAATGAACGCAAGGAAATGGGCCACGACCTTATCTCGGCCCGTTTTGAGGGACCGGCGGGGGGCATCGAGAAGTTCAACGCCCTGATACTCGCCTTCAAGACCAACCTAGATACGGAGGACAAGTAGTGAACGAACTCAGTGTGTACGTGCTGGCCGCGTTTGACGACGAGTGGCCCTGTCCCGTGGCCGCGGTGATCCTGGCAAGGGACAAGTACGACGCCGAGGATCAGGCGGAGGCGATTTGCGAGAAGAAGGAGTGGGATCTAGCGGACTTCGACATCATGGAGTGGTACGAGGACGACGACATCGGGGAGGTTTACGTAGGTTGAAGATGCTGATAAACAGGAACCGCCTGTTCGTGGCAGTGGGCCGATGGAGCCTGCAGGCTAGGGCAGTGGTGGCGAGCCGACGGTTCCTGTCGGTGGACCTGTACTGGATTCCGTGGGACTTCGACGCTCGCACGAAGACCCCCAAAGAACGAGCAGAGGAAGGTTAGGATATGACGCCAATCAAGTACAACCTTGGGGACAAGGTCTCTGTGACCTACGGCGGTGGGTTCGTGACCACCACCGAGCCATGGGAGGTCGAAACTACGTACGCATTGTTCACCGGGGGGAAGTTTACGTACCAGTACGACGTGCGCTCACCCTCTGGCTTTCTGCAGCGGGTCGATGAAGACCATCTGACCCCCTTCGTCGCTCCCACGAACTTCCCGACGGACTTCTCGCAGATCACGGGCCTGTTCACCCAGTTGGGGGTGCCCTACAAGTTACTGGGCGCTCCCGGCGACTCCGAAATGTACGAGGCGCCCGAGTGCAAGGAGGGCCGCCTACAGGTGTTCCTTGAGGGGTCCGACACCTCGCTGGTGTTCGACGACGACGAACGCTACATGGGGACGCTGACCACCGATGCATACCATGGATCTCACTGGAACGCGAGACACGAGTGAGCCTGATGTCGTGAATTCTGGGCAAATCGCCATTCTTGTCAAGGGCAACAGGCCATCTTTTTCGGGGCTTACTTACGGTGTAAGCCCCCTATTTACGGGCTTATTTACGGTGTAAGTGTCGCGTTATGGTTCAATCTTGCGCCGAAATTGCACGTTTTGGGACTATAATGGGGGAACCGGGGGGGAGGGGGCAAGAAAGTGCCTCCTTACCACGCCATTTGGTCCATTTGTTGCAACACACGGGTTTATTGCTTGCGAAGCAAGCCCTCGGAGAGTCCCCGAAGGGTTAAGGAGGGATCTGTGATAGACGCTGATGCACTTGCCGAGTTCACTTCACTGACCCCCTACGGGGCCAAAATGCTGCTGGCTCAAAGCCCAGATCGTGTCGAGGCCCTGATCCTTCAGAAGGCTGAGGAGGGGCTGCGGATGATCGAGTGGTGGCTAAACCAGTATCACCCGTTCTCGTAGAGGTAGTTGATCGCGTCACGGAGTCGTTCAGGATCGTCCCCGAACTTCCCCAACCCGGTGTTGCACGTATAGCATAGCAAACCGCGTACTTTCCCAGTGTCATGGCAGTGGTCTACGGTGAACTTGCCAGAAAGTTCCTTGCGGCACAACGCACAGGCGTGTCCCTGAGAATCCAGCATGTCTTCTATGTCTTCGTGGCTTAATCCGTACCGACTTTTGCGCTGGATCTTTTGCCAGTATAGTGGGTCTTCCTCCACCCTTCGCTTGGCATGCTCCTTAGCGCGTGCCTTCACCTGTTCCTTGTTCTTCTCGTAATACTTTCTCTTAGCGGCTCGTATTCTCTCTTGGTTTTCCGGTCGGCATCTCCAGGGGACATCTGTAGTATCCATGCCGTCATTTTACCATCAACGGTTGTATTGGTCGGCTTCCCAGTGGAAGCGGCGGTGGCAATTGGCGCACAGTACCGTACACTTCGCCACTTCCTCCAGGATTCTCTCCAGCGGGTATCCCTGAGCCACCATCTTTGAGATCCCCTTGAACTTGGTGTCCTCGTCCCGGTGGTGAAAGTCGAGGACCGCGGGGTGGTTCTCCCCACAGTCCTCGCACCCCCTCTTGACCTTCATGTCCGAGAGGTACGCCTTGATGTAAAAGCGGGGTTGTCCCATCGGGCCAGTCTACTACTTGGGGTCAGAGCAGTCCATCTCAAACCCGCAGTTCTGGCAGCGTATCGTGCAGAGGTTCTGGGCCGTCTCGAAGCCGCAGATCTCGCAGGTGCTGGCCTCGCACGAGCGTTCCTTGATGTAGTTCATTTCCTGATCCGTCAACGGTAAGGCTGTCGCTTCCATATGTTCTCCATTCTTGTCGTCTGCCTATAAGAGGCGGGCATACTACCACACTCCATTCCGTTGTCTGGGCCTGTTACAATGGTCCCGTGAGATATTCTTGGAGGAATGGAATGAGACGAGTACTTGTACCAACCATGGGCCTACTGGCCCTACTGATTTTGATACTGCTGACGGTGGCGAGTCCGACCCCTGCCGCGGCCTGCGTGGGCAAACAGGTACCCGCGGGCGCCGACCTGGATCGGTTTATAAACTCCGACCCGTCGGGCACGGCCACCACCTTCTGCCTGCCAGCCACCACCTACACCGTAGACAACACGCTCGTGCCCCAGAACGGCGACAAGATCATCGGACCCACGGGTACCCTGATTTCACGTCCCCCGGCGTTCGATCCCGAGCCGACCGCCACCATACGCGGGGCCGCCGGCCTCGATCAGGTGATGAAGCCCAAGGGCACCTTCACCGGCCAGTGGTTCATTGTCGAGGGGGGCACCTTCACGGGACAGTCCGGCTCCGGCTCGGGCATCGCTGGCGGGGCCATGACCGCGAGGTCCAGCCTCTACGCGGTGGTCGTGCAGCACAACGAGGGTCTGGGGATCTCCAACGCCCACGGCACCTTCGACTCCATAGAACTCACCGACAACACCAACGACACCCGAGCTCTGGGTTTCACCGCCAGCGGGCTGAAGGCGGTCGACGAGGTCGAGGTCGTGCGCTCCTACGTACACCACACGCAGGGAAACGGCCTGTGGTGTGACGAGTTCTGCAACGACATGCCTACGGCCAACGGCACCTTCTGGGTACACGACAACCTTGTGGTCAACAATGGCCGCGAGGGCGTGCGCTGGGAGAAGATTGGGGACGGTCCCGCGGGCGAGGCCACGTCCGGCGAGGCCCTGATCGAGGGCAATACCATCCAGCGTAACGGGCTTCAGGAGAACCGTGCCGGGGTCGGCATACGGGATGCGCAGGACGCGCTGGTGCGTGGCAATATCTTCGGGGGCAACGCCTTCGCCATACGCGCCTCGGACTCGGGTCGTGCTGACCGTCCGAACCTGGAGAACATTGACATCGTGAACAACCAGCTCAATGGCGAAATTATCAAGGGGTGCGAACTGCCTGACGCGATCGTGTTCTGCAGCGGGAATACCCGCTAGTAGTCAGGGGTGAGGGAGTTGAACCCCCTTCACAGCGGCCACAACGCTGCGCTTTACCGCATAAGCTAACCCCTGTGGTAGACCGGTGTGGCCTACCAGTGGTGCTTGATGTTCCAGTATTTCTTGGTCATGGTCCCTCTTCCTATAACTTTAACCCCGAGACTCCTGACTTGCGGGCCGGGAGTCTCGGGGTAACACCTGCATATTATCCTCGGTAACCTATGCCTACCTCATAAGCACCTCCGCTGGTCGACGTCTCTAGCAACGCGTGCCCCTATTATACCAGAGATCCGCAGGTATCAACGGTAAATTATGAACTCTCCACCCTCGTAGTGGACTTCCTCGTATCGCATCTCGACCCCGTGCCTCTCGCAGATCTCCATCAGCTTCTTGAACTCTTCGTGGTAGATGGACGTGGGCCAGAACCACACGTGGAAGACGCCCTCGCGGGAGTCGATGCCCGCCTCGGCGATCTTGGCCTCGTTGATCTCGTCCCGGACGCCCTTGGCCTCGTCCAGGGTCATGCCACGCTTCTCGGTCGCTTCCATCACGCCTCCC